TAGCATTGATTGCTGGTAAAGTGTAAGTTACTGCGCCTGCTGCATCATTAAGTACAATTCTTCCCGCGTGAGAAGCAACAGTTAAAGATGTGTTAGCATCAGCATCTACAACATTACCTGGACCTGTTGAGTAAAATCCATTTTTAGATATTACTGGTCCTTGGAACGTAGTGTTTGCCATATTATTATCCTCCTAGTTATTTCCACATAGTCTCTAGGCCGTCGACTATACTCGTCTATGTAGAATATTTATGTATAGTGATTAATTTATATATGAAAAAATAGAAGAGTGCAAGGAATCCCTATAGCGTTTGACTGCTTTTGTAACAAAAAGAGTTTATTCCTAATTAGCCAGCAAATAGATGGATTTCACCATCTAATGGATTTCTCTTAGGACTCTCTTGATTCTTTAAGATAGATCTAATTACTGTTTTGATCTGATCTCCAAGAACTGACATTTCCGGTGTTACTAGTCCACCATTTTGAAGAAACAACTCATTCCATTTAGATTCGAGTCTGATCTTCTGAGCGAACAACACCATATTGTCTTGAGCCATCGTTAACCTCCTCATAGGTTATATAACATTTACGTTTATCGTAAAAGATATCTGCTTCCCACACAATAGCATTTTTTCCTATTTTGTCAAGGACCACTTCTTCAATAGATTCAGTTGTATCTAAAGCTTCAGCAATGAAGTCTGTAGTGTAACCATAAGCTCGAATTTGTATTCTAAATTTCTTTCTCTGCATTCTATCACTCTACTAAAAAGAAAGGCCCCAATCAAGGGGCCTTTCAAAATAATAATACTTTAAATTAAGTATTACGCACCTGGTGATCCGAAGATACCTCTGAAGTCAGAGAAACCAAAAGAGTATCTCTCTCTTGCTTTGTATCTTACGTTACCAGTATCGAAGTCACCTTCCATAGCTGTTTTGATTGGTGATCTTACGAACATTTTCATACCGTTAGGTACGTCTGTTTTGATGAAGAACGCATCTGTGTCAGTTAAGAAATTGTTAACCACATAACCTTGTGGAATCATTCCCATACTGTTGATTGCGTTAATATCATTGTCCGCAGTTCCAACTCTTTGAGCTGATTTCATTAATCTCTCAGCAGTGAATTGTAATTCACTAGGGATGATTAATTTCAATCCTCTCGCAGCTATTTTCAAGCCTCTTTCATCAGTGAAAGCCGCAATATCAATTAACGACTGTTCTAATGAAGTTTCATTTAAGTCGGCAGAAGTGCCTAACTCATTTGAAACTGTACCAGCGATTGTTGGGTGGTCAGTAGCGCAAAGCTCTTTACCATCTCCGCCAGCAAAGGCTGAATCAAATGCATTGTTTAATACATTTGCAGCTTTTACTTGTTTAGTGTTCGCCATAGATCTTGCTAAAGCTTTTGTGTATCTCGAAGCTAATCTGTCATACAAGTTATCTTCAATCGCTTCTTCAGTGATTGAGAAAGCAAGAGCAATTGTCTCGTGCGTATATCTAGCAGTGAAAGTTTCTTGTGCACTGTCAAAAGTTACTCCAGAACCTTCTGGTTTAACTTGAGCATTGCCGAAACCTGATAACATTACTTCCTCTTCGAAAGCTCTGTCTGAAGTTTCAGTGTCGAAAATTTCAGCGTGCTGATTTTCATATCTTTTGTACTCCAAGCCGAATAAAGCATTCAAACCTGGTTCTAGTTCTTTAACTAGTTGTCCTCTACTAATAGCCATAGTTTATCTCCTTATATTCCGCTTGTTGTTTTTAAGTTATGTTCGTTAATGATTCCAATAACATTTACATTCGCTGCATAAGTTGTAGCGTTTGCTTTTTGATTATTTTCGTCATCTTTAGTAACTCCGATAACTTTGATTTGTTTTACGTTCGTAGTCATACCACTTGCTGTTACAACTTCGCATTTAGATATATAGTTTGGTGTAGCACCAGCTGTATATGCTAAGTCTGCGTTTAAGTTGATATCAGCAATAGCTAATGTACCACTAGATTGTATTTCGAACCTTTCGTATGGATCGTCACTTACAAATCCAACAATGTCTGTTGCAGTGTTGGCTGCTTCTAAGTGATTAGCCCACGTAGGTTTCGAAGATGATGAATCAGTATAAAATACACCGTTCAAGGAACCTAGTAAATTGCCATCATTTGACGAATTCACACCAATGTATCCAGTTGCTAACATAGCTACTGGGTCATTTTGGTAAATCGCAGATGAACTTGCTGCAATACTATATTCACTCAAACCTTGGTTGTCTCTATTCTGACCAACTTTTCCAATCGGCCTTAGACCGAAAGCACTATCTTGGTTAGCCATAGTTTTTTCTCCTTAGTTTAGTTTATATTTAGTATCACGGTAGTTGGTATTGCTAAAAAATTATTTTTTAGTACCACCAAAAGTTACGCGACTCTGCCTCTCACTATTGATTGGCATACTTGGGTGTTGTTCCTTCAAAAGATCGTTGTTTACTGCTTCATCTCTATCTGAAACTTGTTTTCTAAAATAAGCTTCACGAGATTTTGCGATCTCTTCTGGTATCCTTGCCAACACAAGGCCGCCAACTCCTATCACTCCTGCGTATTTGCCTTCAGCAACTTGTGGATAAGGATGCTCTGGGTATTGGTCCGCTCTTACGAGTTCCCATCCAGATCTGAGTTTACCTGACATATTCTTTGTATCGTCCATACCAAGTGTTTCAGTTCTTATCCATCTGTGTCTGAATCCATCAGGCGCAGGTGGTGCATCTAGTGATGACGGGGGAGTCCAGGTTGTAGGTCTCTTATCAGAAACTCTAGACTGACTCGCACGCGGGGTCTTAATGTTTTTATCTTCGTTCATATGCTTAAACCTCCTTCGTGATTATTTTTAATTGTTTTGCATAATCTTCCAATGACACTCCTAATTTTTTGGCGATAGCAACTTGAGAAGGGGTGAGTCTCACAGTTTTGCGACCTGATTTTGTACTTCGCGTCGCCGACGCTACTGTTTGTACTGGCTTAGTCGTATTTTCAGCCGTTGTACCAGTAGTTGTATCAAATTTCTGCGGAAAAGCAAGTCTCATTCTTTTGTCTATTTCAGCATAATATTCGTCACTGTTAGGATCATAACCTTCTTCTTCCAATTTATTATGGATGTCAAAAGCCGTATAAGTCATTGGTGTATCAGTACCAAACCATTTATTTTTAGCTCCCCAAGCTTCTGCTCTAGGATCTATTCTTTGTGGTTCTTGCCTTCTTGGTTCAAAGGTAGGAATTTCTTCCTTCTTTGATTCAGCTTTAGGCATTGATTCTACCGCTAACTTAGCTTCAGCAAGTCTAGCTTCTTCATAACCTAGTCTTGCTATTTCTTTTTGTGCTTCAACTTCTGAAGCAACATCGTCATTAACTCTTGCTTGAGCTAATTTTGTTTGAGCTGCAAGTAAACCAGATTTGATTCTCTCTTCTCTGTCTTTTACTCCAGCTTGTTCAACTGAAGAATATTTCTTTAACAAAGATTCTCTTTGTTCCTTTTGCGCTTTTGCAAAAGCCAAAGCTTCGTCTCTTTGTCTTTGTGCTTCTCTCCACTTTCCAGTGAGTTTAGCAATTCTTCTTTGAACGTCCTTACTATAGTTTTCTAATTCTTTATCTTTCTGGTCGCCAGCTCCTTGCTCCTCGCTGCTTGTTGCTTGCGGCTTGGTGCTAGAGTCTTTTGTTTCCTCTACGGAAACATCTTCCTTGGTTTCAACTTGATTTTCAGATTGAGCTTCGTCGTTTAATTCAACTTCTTGCTCTGGACCTGAAGTATCAATATCCACCATAGGTATTTCTCTTTTGTTTTCTTCTTGCATAGATTCCTCCTATGTTAAATGTAATGCAACACTGATTCTGGATCTTTTACAGTTCCTAGAACCTCGTCGTCGTTAAGTAGACGGACTTCTCCGCCTTCTATTGGTAGTCTTGAACCAGCATATCTGGCAAAGATCACCCAATCTTTTTCTTTACACCAAGGACCACTTTCAAACTTATCTTTGTCTTTATAACAAAGAGGTCCCATCTTTAAAACGTAGCCACAGTTTGTAACCATTCTAGCTTTGTCTAAAGACTCTTGTGAAAATATGATTCCACCTTTTGTTTTTTCTTTTGGTGTAAATGGTAAAACTAACATTCTCCAACCAGATGGCTCTGGTAGTTGGTCCAACATTGAACCAATGTTATTTTCATCTAATCTTTTTACTTCTTGTTTTGGTTGGGACTTATATTTATCTAAAAGCCCTGTATTATTCTTCGGTATTTCGTTGTCCGAATTTAATGACGTTTGTTTCGTCTCGTTGCTCATCTTTTTTATCCTCCTTTGGATTTAGCAGGTTTGAGATTTCCTGATCTATTAATTGTAAGGCGTGTGCCTGTCCTAACAGATATTTATATTTTTCCATATCTGTTACTCCTCCAGCTACCATAGTATCACCTACAGACTGGTAAGAATTTCGTATGTGTTTTCTAAGTTTAGTTAAAAATTCTTCAAAGTTCATTAGCAGTTCCATTTTCTAAGACTTTTATTAATCCTAGAATCTGGGTCACGTGCAGTTTTTGCAGAAGTTAATCTTTTCTTCATACCTTTCATACGTGCGCAGAAACTTTTTCTACGATTTGCAGCCTTAGAACCTTTCTTCAATTTTGAAGGTTTAGTTGTGACAGCCATAGAAAGTTTAGAACCAGGATTTGCAGCTCTATAAGATGCAATACCTTTTCTATTTAATCCGCCTGATTCAGATTTACCTTCTTTACGTTGCCACGCTGGAGTTCTACCACCTTTAGCCATTTCAACTCTATGACCTTTGGGATATGGTACGTTATTTTCTAATTGGTCAAAAATTTTAGGTGAACCTTTTTGTAAGAAAGCTCTGCCCATTCCTCTTGATTTAATCATTATATCATACCTTTGTAATATTTCCTGTAAGATGGATTACTATATGTTTTTCCATCAACATTCAAGTCGATGAAACTTCCAATATAACCACCTTCAGATTTTTTAGTTCTTTTAACAATTGTTTTTACGTTAGTTGGTTTAGGGCCAGTATTTTGGGCTGCACGTTTTCGTCTGACAGCACTCGCCTTTTGTGAGCTTGTCATCCGTGTGGCTTTTGCAAGTGGCACGCATTTTGGATATGCTCTTTTCTCCCCCTTGCTTCTTCCGCAAGGTTGATACTTTCCGTTCTTCTTCGGTGCTCCTATGTCTACCCATTTTTCTTGAACCCACTTTCTTAAACCCATTATCTAATCTCGCAACCTTTTCCTCTTTTTGCAAGTCCTCCGATTGCCATTTTTTTTCTTTTTTTGCCACCTGGTGTTACTTTCCCAGAGCAAACTGCAGAGGCATACATATTGGCATACGCACTTGGATATACCTTGAATTTTCTTTTTGCTGCTGCTTTTCCTCTTGGACAAAGTTTTGCCATTAATGTCTTGCTTTACCCCAACCTTTAATTTGAATTGGTTTCTTTTTACCTTTTGGATTGCCAACCATATCAACAGCATTATCTGCTTTTACTTCAACAGGTCCGCCGTCCATCATTTTTTTTCTTTTTCTTAACATAGCAAAATCATCACCTGATATTTTACCATCTTTGTTAGCATCTAAATTTTTTTGTTTACCTTTTAACATTGTTTTGTCTCCTTATTTATTTTTGTTCATATTTATCACATCTGTAGCCTTAAGTCCATATATGGCTGCGACTACTGAAACCCAAAGGCCCACTATCCACCAAGGCATCTCTTGTAATTTTTGAAAATACAAGTCAATCTTCTCTTGCATTTTTTCATCTTCTGCAAATACAGAATACGCCAACAAAAACAGAG